GGGAAAACGTACCGTAAGCTACGACTTGTAAAATATCATTAACCGAAGCACCAGAACCAAGTACAATTGACGTACCATTTGTTGCTGTAAAATCTGAAGTATCAAGTTTGACACCATTTAAATAAATATCTGCGAAAGCAGTTCCTGAAGCAACGTCATAAGTCAAAGTGTTTCCGTTAGCGTCTGCACCTGAAAACGTAGTTTGACTTGCTGTTGCTACAAACTTAAATCTTTGTGAAGTTCCGTTTACTGAAGAACCTGCAAGTTGATATGAACTTCCGTCAAAGACTTTTAGTTTCTGAGCCGTAGTATCAAAAACGAGGTCTCCTAAATCATTTGAAGAACTTGGTACTCCTGCTTGAACTCTGTATCTTTCAGCAAAACTATTTACTCCTGATAAATTGTTAGCAACTGTTGTGACGTTAGCGTGTGCATTTGCTAAGTTTGTTAAATTTGTAATTCCTGCAAGTGTTGTAATCTCAGAGTTTAATCCTGCAACAGTATTAACATTTGCAATATTCTGACCTACTGTATCAATCTCTGAAGATACTTCATTTAAATCATCAGCTACTGTTTCTATTTCAGATACAGCTTCGTTTAAATCTTGTGCAACTTTTTGAACATCAGCAATATTTGTAGCTACTGTATTTACGTTAGCAATGTTTGTTGCAACGGTAGTAATATTTGCAGAGTTTGTATTTGCAGTCGTAATTGCAGATAGATTGTTAGCTACGTTTGTGACCTGCGTAGAAATTCCTGCAACAGTATTTATGTTAGCTAAATTAGTAGATATAAAACCTTTGTTTACAGCGTCATTATTATTGACTGGGTCAGCTACATTTTTAATTCTTTTATTTAAAGCGTCAAAAGTATCGTCAGTTGCTAACTTCATAGCACTCTGACTTTCGTCATTTATTTCTTGTGCAATAAAGAAGTTTTGGTCTGCTGACTTATCTAAGTCACTTTCTGTTAATACAGAGCCATCTTGGAAATCAACAAGTCTAGCATTTGTAGGTGTTTCTCTTTTAATCATAACAACCGTTGCATTTGCAGGATTGCTATTCATAACTACATTACTTCCTGATACTGTGAAGTTTGTTGTAGCTACTCCATCTAAAAATACTTTTACGTGTGTGCTATCTATAAAACTAAATGTTATAGCAAACGTACTTGTGTTTCCGTCAGCAGTATAGCTGACACGTGCATTAAACGACATATATTATTTTTCCTATTTACTAAATTGATACAATTCATCTAAATCAGTAGGTTTTATTTCTAAACCTAACTTTAATTTATTTGAATTATTATTTACCGAATTAATTGAATTTAACAAAGTAAACTTACCAGTATCATCTTTAGTACTGGTAAAAGTTTTAGCTTCTTTTATTATTTGTTCTTCAACTGCTGTATGGTAATCTTTAATTATACTTCTTAATAATTTAGCCCTACCACCAATATCTCTATTTAATTTATCAATGTTTCTAGGGTCACTAAGTTGTTTGTATTGATTTGAATTGATTGCTTCTAATAATGCTTTATTCAAAGATTTATTACCAATTCTTATTTTTCTTAATAACTCTTGTTGTCTATTATAAGCAGTCTGACCTTTACTATTTGTAAACAATCGTAAATCAATATCACCTCTAAGAGTTTCTTTCATACTTGGAAAGTTAATACCAAGTCTTAATACTTCTTCTAATACAGGGTCTGTTGTTTGTTTGTTTAAAGTAAATGGATTAAACATACCATTAATTAATCTTTCAGTTTCAGTGCCTTGTATTTTCAAAGCATTACCTCTGAAGTCATATCTAAATTCTATTTCTGCTGTACCAGTTCTTCTTTTAACTTCATCAAAGATACTCTCTGTATCTCTGTAAAATGGGTCATTAATAAATTTTGTATAAATATTAGGAACAAAAGAACCAACTTTACTTCTAGCATATCTATCAACTTTGTTAGGGTCATCACTCGTGATTACTTCCATAAAATCAGCTAGACCTTTTAAATAAGTTTTACTTGCTAAGTTTCTAGTTATTGCTGAAAATCCTGCTGATAGACTATTTGTAATTTTTGTAGTTGGATTTATATAATCGCTTACATCACCACCCATTCTGTAAGTGTGTAATAAAATATTACTACCAACTCTTTCTATTTCTTCTTCTGTTAATTTATCATAGAAAGCGTGATAGTCAGCTACCATACCAAAGAAAGCACCAAAAGGGTCAAATCTTCCAAACTCTCTGTATTTATATGTCTGACTTTCTTCATCAAAATATCTGTATGCGTAAGGTACTCTACCAGTTGAACGTCTTAAATCTCTGAACTCTTTTGACTTAGAAAGTTTCTCTCCTGATAATTGACCTTGTACTCCTGTAATATGTCCATTTCTATATAAGTATGAAGCATATACCATTAAACTCATACCAAGAGCCATTTGTCCTCTAGCTTGTGCCATTTTCTCAGCACCATTTCTTCCAAAGAAATCGTCTCTTACTTCTCTCCTAATAAATCCTAATGGTGTTCTATCAACTACATTAAGCATTAAGTTTACTGGTGTTCTAGTAAACGGAAGTATTTGTTTTAATATTGGATATTCATTTGTAGTATCAGCTATTCTTTTAAAGATACCAGTGACTTGATTTGTGTATGTACCTCTTTCAGCTTTTTCTAAAATATCAGATTTAGTTGCTCTACCAAAATCATCAAAGCCACTTTCAAAATGTTCTATAACAAATTGTTCAAACTCAGATATTGGTTTTCTAGTACGCCAATCAGTAGCAACAATTTTATCTTTGCTTAAACCATTTTTGATTGCACGTCTTATTCCATCTTTTTCTAACTCTGCTCTGTAAACTATTTGTTTTGCAAATTCATCTTCAGCGTTTAAAAATCTGCTTGGTAATCTTATAACTTTACCAAGATTATTTATAAATTTACCAGATAAAGAACTATTATCTATAGTCTCAACACCCTCAACTAATTTTGTTTTTTGTATAGATTTTCTAGGTGTTTCTAATTTTGTTCTAGAAGTTAATATTGTATCTTCTTTTTTAAGTGCTAGTGCAGAATATTTTATACTATCTTTTAAATATCTACCCATACCTGCATACGTTGAAAGTGCAGGTTGAAATTCATTTCTAAGTGCATTTACCTTTTGAGGATTTTCTAACAGCTTAGTAGTTAATTGACTACCTATCATTTTTTCTAAAGGTCTTACAAACACATTCATTAGTGTTGAAGTGACATTTATAATATGAGTTTTAGGATTAGATAGAAGTGCATTAATCCACACTTCATTTGCTATATCCCAAGTTCTATTATTTGATACAGCTTTAAATACTGTTGTTAAATCAGCGTCACCAGACGCACCAATTTTTTCTATAAATTTATCTATGTCACCACCATATTCGTCAAACTCTTTTATAGTAGCGTCCATATCTTTTGCTACCTGAGTATCAAAACTTGTAGCTGATAATCTTTGAGTTCTAGCAACATCACTTCTAATACCTAACTTAGCTTCTCTCATTAATTTATATTTAGGTAAAAGAACTCTAGTTAATAATGTTTTTGCTTTAGGTTCTTTTGTAGAAATTCTAGCCATTCTTTTCATACTACTTTGTAGAAAAGTTAAATAACTATTTAATGCAACAACCTTTGCAGGTGCTTGTTTTACTACGTCTCTTAATTCTAATATATCAGTTTCTAATACACCACTTTTATTTTCATACATTTTTCTTGCTTGACGTTCTACCATTTCATCAGTCAAGACAATTTTCTTTTCTTTAATAAGTTTACTGTATGCTTTTTCAAAAGCGTCCAAAGAGAGAAGACCCTCTTTATCCATATTAACCATTTGTCTAATATTAAAATTAGTAGACAAATCCAAATCTTCTATTGCTTTATTGAAGTCACCTACATTCTTAGTATTTTTTTGTGCGTCTTTGAAACCTAAGAATATACTATCTTCTAAATCTTTTTCTAAGTTTTTTACTACTTCTGTTTCTAATTTTTCAGGAAGTGGTTTATATTTATTTAAAACAATTTCTTCTTCTTTAATACTACTTAATGCTTTTTCGTCTTCTTCTAATTGTTTCTTATTAAATTTTTCATTGTTGGCTTGTGCCTTTTTATTTTTATACCATCTAAAAGCCCTGAAAGTTCCCTCTAATGCACCACCTAATCCTGCACCCTCTAGTGCATTTTTAAATCTTGCTTCATAGAAAGTATCATCTGGGTCTGAAGATAAATATTCAAACAAAGGATTATTTAAGTCAGGTGCTTGGTCTGTAATAATATCTACTAATCTACCAGTATTTTCATCAAATGCTTGGAAATCAGCTATACTTCCTCTTGCTACTGATTTAGCTAATTGACCTGTACCTGTTGTAGCTTTGACACCTTTTAATAATTTACCACCAGTAAACCAACCAGTAAGAAATTGTGATACTCCTTTAGTTAGATTACCTGCAATAGTATCTGGGTCTTTCTCAAAGTCAGGTAATTGTATTGCGTCTTGTTCACCTGCTTTTCCAAAGAGTGGGTCTTTTAATCCTCTTTCTTTAAATTCATCATAAGACACATACTCCATAAATCCATTCTCAGCTTCATCACCGAAAATAAATCCACCTATATTAGTCTTTTCTCCTAAAGTGTCACCTATTCCCTCAACTAGACCTATAGTTGCTTGGACACCGTCTCTTACTCCATCTACTGCACCTAGACTTATGTCTGTAAGTAAACCCCTTTTTTCACCAGATTGTGGTGTTTCCTTTTCTGGTAAGGTTTCAAAAAATGCGTTGATTTGCTCGTCAGTTGTTCCATCAGGAAACTGGTAAGTTTTATTCTGATACTTTTTATTTATTGGCATTATTCACTACCTACTTCAGCAACTAGCTGTTTATTGTTTTTTTCTTGTTTCTCTGCAATTCTGTCATATTCTTCCTGAGTTATAGCTTCAGGATTATCACGTTTAAATTTTCTTAATCTTGTACCTGTTAAATTTTCAGGAATTATTACAACTTCAGATAAATCTATTTTTAACTCAGGGTCTTCTATTACTGGGTTTCTTAATTCTTTTTTACTTTTTTTCTTTTCTTCTGGTTTTACTAATTGATTTTCATTTACAATTATAGGTGTATCATCAGAACCCTCTCCATCTATTGTGACTTCTCCACTTTGTGCAGTCTCACCCTCAATAGTCACTCCACCTTGTGTTAGTAATTTAGATTTTGCTTTAGAATATTCTTTACTTATAAATTCTTCAAACTCTGTTTCTCTATCAATAGGTTTTGCATAATTACTTAGTGGATTATCTTTTAACCATTTTCTAGCTTTTAGTTCTAATTTTTCTCCTACTAATTCATCATAAGTAGCAATCTTAGAACTTTTGTTTCCTCTCTTTGCTATATCTTCTAAATCAGCTTTAAAATATACAAATTCATCTGAAGCCAATAAACCATCTTTACCTGTAAATTTATATGCTTTAACAGTATCTTTTGCTTTATAATAATAATTAGAAGTCATATTAGGAATATTATTTTTTAAATATTCTAATGCACCCTCAAAATCATTATCCTTTAATTTTTTTCTAAATTCTTCTTCTACGTAAGGTTTGGTTTCACTACCAAAACCAACGTCTCTTTTATTATATGCGTCTCTTACTTTGTCTTGTTTATATCTACTAAAAGTTTTAAATCTTGGGTCTTTCTCTGCGTCAGTTAATGTTTCAAATTCATCAGCATAATCATCAGCTTCAAGGTCTTCTATTTCTCTTTTATTTTTCTTTTTTGTTATTAGTTCATTTTCTTCTTGTTGTATTCTGTCATCAATTTTTTCTCTAATTACATCTAAATCATCTTTGATAGATAAATTTTTGTCTAACGTATCTGTACCTAATTGAACATTTTTAGGAAGTTCTCTTAACAATTTTTCTGCAAATTCTAAATCACCAGTGTTAGTAGCATAATCTGTAAGTGCTTCTATAAAATATTCTCTTGCAGTAAGATTACCTAAACCATTTGCAGTTTTGTCTTTTATAAATAATTCAATACCATCACCAATTTCAGACATTGATTTATTTGGGTCAAAGAAACCTTGAACACCCTCTTTAAATAATATTTTATAATCTTCTTTTATTTTACCCATTTGTGATTGAACGTGGGTATTAAATAAAGAATTTCTTGTTCCTGAAGTTTTAGTAAAGAAACCTTGTTCTAATTTTTCAGGACTAAATAAACCTAGATTATTTTCTTGTACGAATTTTGTTAGTTCATCATTATAAAATTTATCAAAAGCATTTGGGTCAGGATTTTCTAATACATTCATTTCTACATATTTTTGAGAAACAATACTTTTAAATTTTTGTGCTTTTGAATTTAAATCTAACTCTTGTAATTTTTGTATGTAGTATGGATTAGCTTCTTTTGGAATATTACCTTGTTCTACTTGTTTAGAAAACTTTGCCTTATTTTCGTTATAATCTTTTATTGCTTGTGCTTCATTTTCTTTTTTAACTTTTTCTTCTTTTTGAATTACTAAATCAGTTCCTGCACCTGCAACAAATCTATCTAAAGACTTTGTAAATATTTCTACTGTTGGGTCTACAGGTTTTGCTTCTGGTTTATAGAATAAATTAAAATCAGTAGAAAGAACTTTAGGTAATTCTGCTTGAAGATTTAATTCTGGTGTAGTTCTTTTCTTAGCCATTATATTCCAATACTCCCATCAGGATAAACTCGTTGTCCATAAATATTTGTAGTTGAACCACTGTTATTACCAAGATTAGGTTGGGAAGCGTCAGGATTTAATCCTCTAGCGTCTTTCATTGCTTGAACACCATAATAAGTATTAGCAACATTTAATGCACTAGATACAAATAATAAGTTTGGATTTGGTGGTTGAACATAAGTTGATTGTGCTTTCTGTCCAAATTGAATTGCTTCTAAATTTCTTTCAAATTGATTTACGTTTAACGCTAAGTTTCTTTGTAAAGCAGAATTATAATTACCCTCAGTTCGGTAATAATCTCTCATTAAACTTTCTTGTGAACCAGATAAAGCTAATCCCTCTGAACCTGCAATAAATCTTGCTCTAGCTTTTTTAGACCTAATACTAGCTTCAAATCCTTTTTGAGAACTTTTAGCTATTTCTTGTCTAATCTTTAATTGTTCAGTTGCATATCTTCTAATTGCATTTTGTCTTGCAATTTCATTCTGTCTTTTTTGTGCTTCAAAATTTGCTTTTTGCTGTGCTTTTGCTGTCTGGTACTGAAGACCTGCACTTGCAACTGCTACTAATGTTAATGGGTCACACATAATTTAATAAACTCATAAAATGGTTGTTGTAAAACTCCGTAGTTTGTTTTTCGTAAAAATTTAAAACCACACCATTTCAACCATCTAATATGTAGTTCATTTCTACAATCAACATAGTTCCATAGTGTTGGGTATTTTTGATTTAGAAAGTCTATGACTTTTCTACTTTCTCGTAAGAAACTAAATCTAATTCTATAAATATCATTTGAAGCTAATAACCAGATAGCACCCTCTTTAGATACTCCAAACATACCAACTGGTACATTTTCTTTGTCTACAATTGTAAAACAAACTTCAGAAGCCACATAACCTCTTAGTAAAGCATTGTAAGGTGTTGAACCTGAGTTAGCTAATATTTCTCTTTTATCTTCATAACGAAGTCTGTCTGCTAAGTAATTGCAATCTTCGTGTCTAGATAAACGAAATCCGTTAAATTCTTGTTGTTGCTGTGACATAGAAACCTTGCCAACTTGCATTTATAAAGTTGCTCGGTAAGTGACTATTATTTTTTAGTTTGACTGTTAGCTTATCATTTTCAGATTGTACTGCAAAATCAAAATCTCCATCTTCTAAATTGATTGTTCCTGTAAGACCTGAACCTAAAACCGTACCTGTAAAAGTTGAGTTAGAAGTATTACGCCCTACTGGTGTCACCTCTGTCGTAAAAAATCCTGTATCATTAAAAGAAACCGACCAGTTTCTAATTTGTAATCTACCCTCTTT